TTGATGCTCCCCACACTGGATGTTACGGCCGTGTAGATGCCCAAGCAGTCCCGAGCCAGCCATTGAGGGGTAACGTCCACCGAGTCCAAGCGACCGGAATCGATCATCCACTGTAATGCGGTGCGAACCATGTTTTCGGCCCGCTCTGGTAATGCACTTGAAGCCTTGGCGCGGCGCAGCAGATACAACTCGCTCCCAAATTCAGGGCGCTGGAACAGCGATCCCAATGGCGTCGCCAGAGACAACAGAATGTTGTCTTGGAGAGCAATCAGCGGTGTAGATGGAACGGATCCATCCAGCACCAGGGTGCCGTCTTCCCGGAAATGAATCACGCAGCCTCCAGAACCGGTGGCGCAGGACGGCCATCAGGAACGACATCATCCAGGCCCGCCTCATCATCCAGTTCGGTGATCTCGGAGATAGCCTTAGAATCATCCTCCTGCTTACGCAGAAGAGGCTCAATGTGCTTGCCCCACAAGCCCAAGTGAACGGCTACGCGCCGCAGCCAGGCGCGAGCTTCGCCGGTAACGGCCGCAGCTTGGTCAACAGGCCGGTCCCACGCATCCAGGATGGCCAGTTTGAGGGCTCCCAATTCCATGCGCGAAATCAGGAGGGAGATTGATGCGGCTTGGGGATTTGCATCCAGCTCGGCGCGCAGACGCTTGTAGACGTTGTCGCGTGACAGACCGCCAGGACCGCTGGCTGTAGACAAGAGTCGAATGAAATCGCCGAGGCGCGAAGAGCTGAACGAGTACTTGACTTCGGCGCTCATGCTGCAGCTCCAGCGGTAGCCGCAGAGGTGGTGGCGGCCGGAAGAAGGGCCGCAATCACCTCATCAGGGTATTTGTCTTGATTGATGAGCTCGATACTCTGTTGCGTGACCCGATTGCGAATGAGTAGCATCGCAGATTCGTTTGCGCAGAGCACGCCGACATCCATATTTCGCTCAACGGCGATCTTTTGCAAGATCTTATTTTGCACATCAGATAGTTTTAGCGAAATTTGCACTTCCATATCATTCTCCTTTAAGGTGATGTTTATCCTATATCAAACAGAACTACGTCGAATCTCTATCCCACATACCATGAGGAATCGCCACGATAGACGATAGAAGACCCCATTATCCTATGCGTCCCTGTCACCGATGCGCCACGTAGATAATACGTCACACTACCGCCGCAAGTAACGTACCCTAATCCGGAAACGATACACCAATTTCCGGAAGTCATGGTGGATAGATCAAATATATAACTCGTTCCCAAATTTACGATCTTCCCAAGATGAGCATTTGCATCAAATGATACGCTAGCAGATAGTGCCACAGTACTTAATGATATTCCACCATTCGCATTGAGCATCCCGCTAATGGTTGCAGTGCTCGATAGTCTTAAATCGATTGCACTCAGCGTAGTGATCGACGTTGTGTCGCAAATTATCTTCGCACACCAAATATTATTGTACTGATATGAATACGACCCAATATCAAAACTTCTATACGCGGATGGGAGTAGCCGAGAAGATACAATATCGCTGGATGCTGTTAGCGTAGTGGTAGATAGGCCCGAAGTGAAATTATTAAAAGAAGGATAATTAGCTGAGTGAATTAAAGTTCTCCAATCTCCAACGCCACTATTATTAATGACTCGCATCCAATAGTTTTCACCGCCCCAGAATGCGTTCCCTTTGCCATTATCAAATGACGATGCAATTTGGAATTGGAATTTGGAATTTGATGCCATATTACTATGAGCCGCATTGATAACGAAAACCCAACCATTATTTGGAGTCTGCCCAGCAGCGAAATAACCATCATAAAATCCAGAATATAAAGGATCTGTTAAACAAGTTGAGGAAGCTGTTGCACCGTTATAGTTGAATGATGTTGTTCGTTTACCAAATGTTGATGAACTGTTATTGCCTGTTCCTTGGACGAAGTAGTCTGCTGCAACACCGCCCAAAGCTAAAGTATTAGATGCTGTGCCCGACGATGGCAGGTAAACGTTGTTGTCCACCGAGCCATCGGCTTTCAAGAATTGCGCCGCAGACCCTCCCGCCAGTATAAACTTATTAGCCATCAAATTCCCAGATGTTCCCGGTCCATCGAGCTTAACGTATCCAGACGAATACGTTGTTCCGATAAATGAGAGGCTCGAAAATAAACTACTACTGTATCCAAAATTGAAGTAACCAGAGCTAATTCCAGCCAGCCTCAAGTCGGTTGGGTAAAAAGTATTCTTGTACTGGGTTACGAATCCTCCTGACTGGGACCCATCTACCCGGATGCCTGAGTTATCAGCCATCGTTCCACCAGCAAGGGGGATGTCTAATGAGGCATGGCCAGTGAGAGTGCCTGTGATTCCGCCAGATGCAGTAATTACCCCAGCTACCGTTAACGGTAATGTCGTGCTAACAAGTGATCCAGATATTGTTAATACTCTCGTCTGTGCCACTGCCAGAGAGATAGATCCGCCGCTCAAGGCACCGATTAAAGTTTCGATGCTACTCTGCATGTATCCGGACCAAGTCGTACTGTTACACCCAGTAAATCCAGTCCAAGAGTAATTATTTCCGCCCACCCATACAAGACTTGAAGGAAGCAAGTACCCTGCGCTTGCGTGATTACCCCAACCGTATGCAGTATTCCAATTAGATATGTTCGTGCTTGATAGATCTTTAGAATCCCATAAATGGTAGACTCCACCCAAATGGTCATTATACCAGAAATTAAAATATTGTGAAGAAAAATACAAAGCTGCCGCATTGACCCCGCGATTGTGAAATCCGATAGAGGCGTGAGTTGTGGTAGTAGAATCTGAGGTATAACGTTGGGCAACAAAAGGAGCATTTGAGTAATTACCGTTTGCACCTGTAATAATCGTCATGTCCTGAAGAGTCAATATCTTTGCACCAGCATTCATTGTTCCACCAGCCAACGGCAAATACACACTGGCCGCAGCCGTCATCGAGAGGTAGGCAGTCGAGTCCAGCGCCCATGCCGTTCCGCTCCAGCGCAAACTTCCTGCCGTGCTGTTGAGTGTGGGAAGCACGTATCCGCGCAGCCCTGAGACGGTCAATACCGACGAGACATTGGCTAATCCGTCGAAGGAAACAGACCAAGCGGCGTCCCCCGTAGCCGCGATCGTGCGAGCGGTAGCCAGTTTGGTTGCTGTCGCCGCATTACCACTGATCGACCCCGCCGAGGTGATGTATCCGGAGTCGTTGGTGAAGGCGGAAACCGCCGTCGGAAACGTCGCCAGAGATAGGTCACCGCGCAGATACTGCGCCGTGGTGCCGGTGGTGATCTTGGATTGATAGGTGGCCGCCGCAGCCGTCATCGAGAGGTAAGCGGTCGAGTCCAACGTCCATGCCGTACCACTCCAGCGCAGACCCCCTGCCGTGCTGCTAAGCGTGGGCAACACATAGCCGCGCAGCCCTGAGACGGTCGGAGACGGGTAGTTCCCCGCCAAGTCGCCGCCGGCTGCAGCCGTAGCGCCTAGGGCGCCCACGTCAGCAGCAGCAGCGCCGGCCTTGGAGACCTTCGACCAGGCGATAGCCGCGCCGGACGCCACCTGCGCGTCGGCGATCTGGCTCAGCGTGGCTAGGGATCCCAGACCGCCTACGTCCGAGGCCGACAAGGATACCCAGGTCTTGTCATAGCGCCACCATTGGCCAGCCGCACCGGCGGTGATGGCCGGTTCCCGCGACACGTCGGTCGGGTGCCGGTGGTCTGCACGGGCGTATGCCGAGGCCGCCCCCACCGACACGAGGCCATCCATGAGCGGGTCGGTGCTGGCGGCGGCCGGGATCGCCGCCATGGCTGCGGCAGCCGCAGCGGCAGCAGTCGTAGCTGTGGCCAGCGCCGAGGCGGCGGAACTTGCTACAGTCGACAGCGCGGACGTTGTGGCATATAGGGCGTCAGCGGCCGTCTTCGTCAAGAAATCTTGGACCATGCTCCAGACATCGCCCACGCGCTGCGGAACGCCGTCGCCATCTGGGAGGTTCCCCCAGCTTCCGCCACCGGTCCAATGCTCTGTGAACTCGTCCACCACAGCGTCGGCGATGGCCTTCAGATTGAGTTCGAGCCCACTTTTGCCGGTCGTCCCGACAGGCGCTTGTGTGGCAGCCTCGTCGACTTTGAAGCCGTCCGCTCGCAGCTCCGTCATGGCTGCGGTTACGATGCGATCAGCGTTGACGCTCATGCTGCACCCGCCATAGCTGCACGCACCGCAGTCGACTTCACCGGATGCGGGGCGCCCGTGAAGCAGCAGATGCACTGCCCAGTCACCACGCCATCAAGAGGTGTGGCAGTCGAGCTATCACCCCCCAGATTGATATAGGGGGCCTTGAGATTGATGGTTGTCCCTTCCACTTGCACGGTGCTGTCGGTCGAAATCGTCACCTTCGCGCCGTTCTTTCCGACCACTTTGATCGTCCCATCCTGCTTGAGGAGCACGTAGACGTCCTTGGAGGCATAGAGCGAGGTGTCTCCCGCTTCCAACGCTGGCCGGTCTGTCGACTCGCTGGAGACGGCCACGACCAGGTCGTCCACCTGCTCGATGCCGATGACATCGCCAGTCTTGGGCATGGACGCCAGGCCGCGTTGCTGCATGAGCGGCACGTCGGGTGCTTCCCGCACACCGCGCACCAGCGCCTGGACGACGCGCGGGCCACCGGCAGCGTCTTCGGTCGCGTCCTCGGTGAGGACGCCACGCATGAACCGGGCCGCGGCCATCAGAGAGCTCCTCGCGCACGGATGTGGCGGGAATGCTTGTGGTAGCCCACGAACGGATCCTCCAGGATGGGGCCCAGCGCCAGCGTCGTCAGGGATCCGGTCGTGCGCGAGAAGCTGAAACTGCGACGATTGAGGACGTAGGTGCCGGTGTAGCCCAGAATGTCATCCTGCGTGCGCACCAGCGTGTTCACCGCCCAGTTGGCCCCGTTCTGTGAGAAGCCGCGCACGACGTACTCCAGCTGGAGCGACTGCATCTTCTCTTGGCGGATGTAGTTGCCGGCCTGCCCTTCAAGGTCGCTTTTAAAGCCGTTGTAACAGGCGACAAACGGCTTTTCAAGAGGGGCCGTCGTGTTGGTGGCCGTGGCCTTCTGGTGGCCGTCTTTGCCGTCAGAAACAAGCATGATGGAGTTGTGGAGCCCCTTGCAGTCCCGCATCTCTCGACCGCGCAGGATGTTGGACGCATTCAGCTGGAAAGCTGGCTTGCCTTGGCGGATCACCTTCCCGAACACGATGGTCCCATCAGGCTTGGCCCACAGGATCAAGCCTCGGTTGAGGGCGTATTCTGAGAGCAAGCGAAACACCGTGTCCCCCACATCGGCGGCGTGGTGGTGTGTGTTGGCATCCGACGCCTCGTCGGCGAACTCGATCGCGCAGCGGTTCACATAAGGGATCGATGCCAGGTACTTCTTAGCCGCGGCCGTAAGCGTGCTTGGAGGCGCCTTGAAGTCGGTGATGCACGTGTCCTGCAGCAGGCCGATCAGGCTGCGGCCGCTGATGCGCTTGGTGTTCGATGCGCCGTCGTAGGTGCGCTCGCGGACATCCACGATGCCGGTGAGCTCAGTGCGTCCATTGATCAGGATGCGCACCTGGTCGCCGTAGTCAACCTCGACGTCGGGGTGAAGCACGGCATTCCAGGACCCGGCCGGCTCATAGATGGACGAGGAGCACTCGAACGACTCGAACGCCGTCGTCTCCTGATTGCGGACTCGCATCGTCACGCTGTCAGACGCTTGCATAGATGCGCACCTCCCCTTGCGTGAACGACGGATCCTTGATGTTATTGAGTCGCACCAGGCGCTCAGCGGTGTTGTACGGCAGGCCATGCCGCACGCAGATCAGGTGCAGCGGCGTCGGAGTCGAAACAGTGATCGTGCGGATGGTCTCGTACTTAGCCAAGCGGTCGCGGTACTGCTGGTGGAGCGCCAAAGCAAGCTCCAACAGAGGCTGCATGTCGGTGGTGTAGGAGAGCGCATCAGAGATGAGTTGCCGCACAGCGACAACCATCTGGCCCACCTGGTCGGGCGTTGCTGGGGCGGTCTTGGGAGCGGCGGTGGCTCCCACGTAGTTGCCCAGGGCGTCGAAGCTGTCCGACCGTTCCGCAGCGATCTGGGCTCGCAGGTTTTCCTCATCCTTGGCCATCACACCAGCAGCGCTGCGGCCAGCCTGGGCTGCGGCCAGGACGCGGAATGTCGATTCAAACGGCGTTCCGTCGAAGGACTTAGCCATGGCGCGCAGTTCCGTGACCATGTTGGTCACAGCAATGACAGGATTTGGTGCCCCCGAAACCTTGCCTTCGGCAAACACGTCCAGGAACTCAGCCACCTGCTCAGCAAGCTGTCCCGGCACGCTGGCAGCAAAGGCGATGGCATTGAAGGCAGCGCTCACAGGAGATGTGAGTGCCGCACGCAAGGCAGAGATCTTGGCGACCACGGAAGCCAGTTTGGTGACGTAGCTGTTGACCTTGTTGCCAAGGCCCAGGGCGAAGATCTTCTCGGCCCACGTTGGGTCGGTGACTGTCCCCGTCAGAACCACAGGCTTGGTGGGAGCGGCCAGGTCAGTGCATACGCCGCCCTCATCATCCAGGAGCGCCTGCGTCGCAGCGATCGCTGTGGCTTCGCCGTCGGCGTAGTAGCGGGTGCTGTTGTCGACGCCGTCTTCAAGCAGGGTGAAAGACACCTCGGCAGTCTTCTCGCGGTCATCGTAGGTCGCCGAGACAGCTTCTGCCTGGGCATTGAAAGCGCCGTAGATGGGATGCCGGGCGGCGATCGAGGCTCCCTTGCGGAAGAGCGAGAGGAGGTTGGTGTAGTCGGTCAGCGCATCATCGCCGATGAAGACGGCCTTGAGACGGAAAGAGCCTTCGTCGGCACCCATGTGCTCCAGGACGGCACCGTTCTGCTTGGGGTAGCGGTGCTTGACGATCACGAATTTCCAGTCGTCGGCCAGATCGGCGCAGTCAAGAACCAGATCACCAATGGTCACGGTCCAGTCGCTCATGGATGTCTCCCAGGAGCCCACCCAGGAGTCAGCGAATCAACGAGTCCCCGAGAGGACGCCTCCTTAAATACCCCCGTCGAGACTGGGATCTTGTCCGAATTCTCTCCCCAGATGCTGGTCTTAGCTGTTCCGTCGGATGCGACGTGAGTTTCGACATTGAGGGAGATGTGCTTGAAGAAGTCCCCATTGGCCGAGGCTGTCGTCTTGTTTGCCTCTGCAGCAAAACGTTGTAGGTGCGATGTCTGGTCGCTGGGTGCCAGATCGCTGAGACGTGACCGATTAGCGGTTCCATTCGCCGTATATCCGCCATCTTGCTGGATGCGACGCTCCTTGGACGCATACTTGTCGTAGGCGTTTGCGAGATATTCAGCCAGCTCCGGGCCGGCGGTTGCGCCGATCTGAGATCCAATCATCATTCCGAGAGGGCCGCCAAAAAAACCGAGAGCAGCGCCCGCTGCGGACCCCAGCGCACCACCCCATCCGCGTACCGTATCTCCATTGTCTGCGAACGACGCAACGATCCCCGTTGCCGCCATAATCGCGCCAGGAGCCATCCTGCGACCGATCTGCCCCCAACGAGACGATGTGGGAATCGTCGACCCAGATGTGGCTGGACCGCGGCTGGAGCGGATTGGCTTTCCCCATTGGTCGAGGATGACTCCAGACTCTGATGACGCAGCACCTCCGACGCCACCCATTCCGCCGGGGAGATTGACGACAAAGACGCGCTGGACTCCCAGCGTTGACGTAGACACGAGATCTCCGAGAGCACCAGAACCTTTCTTTCCAGAGAAAAGACCTCTCGCCTCTTCAAAGAGGCCTTTCGCTTTGAGGGCTCCCACGGTAAGCACTGCAGCCCCCAGCAAACCCGCGATCCCGGTCAATGCCATCTTTGTCGCAGCCGCGTGCTCGCTGAGCAAACGCATTCCCGCGACAAGAGGAGAGAGCGCACCGCCGCCGACCATGTCATGGCTCCAAGAAACGATCAGCGACTTCAGCTTCATGGTCTGCCCATACGCATCCGATGACGCTTTTTCGTAAGCGCTCATCAGAGATGTGCTCTTGGCAAGATCACCGCCAGCCGTCTTGAATGAATCCATCTGTTGGAATCCTCGGCCAACAGCGTATTCGTTGGCTAAAGCATCCATCAGCCGACCACCCTCTTCACCAAAAGCGTCGCTAGATTTCAGCGCCCTTAACGCCAAATCCCTCTTCGTCTTCGAAGCCTGAACGATGATCGTCTTTAGGTTGGTCTCGATACTTGCACGAGGGTCCAGCTTCACGCGGATTCCAGTCTTCCCGAGCTGCTTCTCAACTTTCTTGACGTTGGACATGAAAGCGCCCATACGTTCCATGGCTGTTGTTGCTTCTGCTGGTCCTCCTGCCGCATTTTTCCCCATTTGCAGCAGCGCGCCGAAAGACCGAAGATTTTCCATAGGGTCTTTCGACCCGATCTTATTGTATTGGGCCATCGCCGTGAAGAGGCGTTCCCCATTATCAACCATATCTTTGAGCTCAAACGATCCACTCTGCCCCTGCTCCATGAGCAGCGTGAGCGCCTGGCGCATTTGCTCTGTTCCTTTGATCCCGACCTTCGCGTCCAGTTGAGATGCCAAACCGAAGATGTCGCTTACCGATGCTCCCGTTCCGATAGCTGCCTTTGTCAGCATCTCCATCTCAGTTGTTGCCTGGTGGATGTTGCCCGTCTTGCTCTTGATCTGATCGATGCCGGCAGCAATCTCTCCCATAGGAGCACCAGTCTCCTCTGAGACTGTCTTCACAGCTGCTGTAGTCTTCAAGAGCCATGCCGACATATCTATGCCATCGATCTTCCCAGCAGCATCTCGGGCACCGATTGCCGTCATGGTCATTGCGTGGTTGAAGTCCATGGCTTGCTTTGTTGCTAGTCCGATCCCAGCCCCACCGGCCAGTGCGGTGTACTGGTTGACGATCTTGTCACTTCCCCAAGCCAGCACCTTTCCCGTGGTTCGGATCGACTGCGAGGCTTTCCCCAGGTGCGTTGCTGCGCGCGATGCCGCCTCGGTCCGCCGCTCGAACCCTTCCATGCTGCGGCCGGATTCCTGAGCACCCTTCCCAAGGGTTCCCAGAGCTTCTCCGGTGTCCTTGGCTGTATCCTCCAGGCCGCCCAAAGCCTTGTCGCTGGCCTTGGTCGTGGTCGCAAGAGTCTTCGTTTCCTTGTCCAGGACAACGAGCGCCTTGCCTGTTCCCTTGGCAGTATTTTCCAGCTCTCCAAGGGCCTTGTCGCCATCTTTTGCAGCGGTTACAAGACCCTTTGCATTGCCTTCGATGCCAACTTTTACGACCTGATCAGACACGCTTTCCTTTCTTGTACTTGCCTACGAGCTTGCGGTGGGGGTTCGGGGGTGGGAGCTGTTCCAGTCGCTCCAGTTCAGCAACCAGGAGCCACTGGGCGTCGGTCAGTTCTGAGGCTGGTCGGCCAAAGAACGCAGCAGCTTTCGTGCAAAGGCGATATTGGAAACGCAGCCAATCATCGCCTCCGGTTTTTTTTTGAGATCCACCAAGAACGCCTCGAAGTCCTCGTCGGACATGCGTTCCAGGCTCGGGCTCGTCTCGGCCTCAAAGGCAGCGTAGTCCTGCGCCAACCGCGTCTGCACGTCGGTGGTGAGCAGCACCCGGAACCCCTCCACGCTGGGGGTGATGGGCTTGCCCGCCTCGTCCACGATGGCGCGCCACAGAATCTGGACCGTCTCTTCGTCCTTGTAGGCCTCAATCGTGTGGGCCGCCACGTCGACTCCGGCGGCATGGAATCGCTTGTCGGCCGCAAACGCCGCCTCCTGCAACGCCGCTTTGTCCAGGACGTGGATCCAGATCGGTTCGTCGGTCCCCGGCCAGCGGGTCTCGGTCTTGGCAGAGATGCCGGCGCGGATGCGGTCGATCTTGAGGCCGCTCACAGCTCAGGATCCCGGCGCGTGGCCATGAGGTCGATGGGGATCACAACGTCGTTGTCGCCGTCGTACTTCTTCTCGCCGCGCTTAAGCAAACGAACGCCGTAGTAGGTGGTGGTCTCGCCGCCTTCATCTTCGATGATGACCGTGCCGTCGGTGGTGACCAGCGAGCTCCAGTCGCGTGCGCCCGTAACAGGCGGCACGTACTCGATCGAGAGGGTGTAGCGCTTGGTCTTCTGCGCAAAAACCGTCTTGTTCATCAGCGGGACGGCCCGGCCTGGCTCGACCTCGTGCTCCGTGACGCTCTTGATGTTGGTCTCGTCTTCGCCGTCGACGATGACGGTGCATTTGCTGAGTGCGTCAGCCATGGGAAAGGGTCCTTTCGGGATCAGACGGTGAGAAGGTCGATGCGGGCATATGCCTGGTGCAGACCCGGC